ATCTTTTCCCGTAACACTTCTAGACCATCAATATCCTGGATGTATCCTTTATCAAACATTTCTTGATAAAAAAGCATCTCTGCATTATCAGACAATTTTTTCTGATTCTTTTCACGCATAGCAGTCCTACTGTCCCTAGCCGAATTCCAATATACAGAATAAGTCTGGGGGTCCATAAAACCAAATGCTTCTTTTTGAAGTTTAGGATCATCATGTAAATCCAGAAAAACTTGTGGATCTTCATATGCCAATCGATATGCAACCGATGTTTGAACAGTTTTTTCAACATTCTTTTCTAAATTGTCATAGTCCTCTTGACTGATTGTTCCTGCTCTAAATCTTTTCTCTGCTTCTTTTGTCATTCTTTCTACAATCTCATCTTTTTGAGATTGGATTTGATCCTGAACATCAAGTAATTCTTTTTGGTCTGCAATAGCCGTTAAAACATTCGAATCTCTTGGAGAAATTGCTTTAAGTTTTTTCGTGCCTATTTTGAGTGCATGACGATTTATTCTGCTTTTATATTCTGCCTCAATCAGTTCTCTTGTCTGGGCCTGCATATAAGTATTAAAAGACTTTGCATTCTTCCTTGAAATCTCTTGGATTTTCTTTTGTCGGACTGATGAAAGACCATTCAAGAAAGGTTCTGCCTTACGATCACGCATGATCGAATCACGTCTCTTGTAATTCTGTTTGTTATATTTCTGAGCAAGGTCTTTGTAGAGTTTATCTTCTTCTAAACGGTAATGATCTGAGACTCCATTGATGTCCTGGAGGTCATGAACAGTGGACTTGGTTTTACCAGAATTGATGTTATCACGGAGTTCCTGAACCTTTTGGGTATATTCGAGGAAAAACTCATCTGATTGATTCTGGTGTTCTGCTTCTTTGAGCTTACTTGCAATATCAACTGCAACGGTCCCTGCTTCCATAACCATATCAACCGCATTAGACCATGCTTGGGCTCCTGCGGTCTGGTCATCAAAGAACTGCAATGCATTAGGAGGAGGAGCCGATTGAGAAGTCTGAGTAGACTTAGGACCCTGTGCTTTCTCTTCTCCAGAGTAGTATTGAAAATCAGCCATTATTCGTTATCTGATATTTGGATAATCATAATTAATCATACCGCTCTTAGATCCTGCGGATTCCACATACCTCCAGTTCTTTTTTTATACCCTCCACCATACCCTTTAGTAACAGTTGAAGATCTAGATCTAGTTGTTACTGGAGAATCACCTGTCCCATAAGCCTGCTCAAATGCTGTTCCAATTCCAAGTCCTTGGGTTGTACCTCCAAGAATGCTACTAAACATATTTGCACCTCTGGAACTTTCTAAGCCTTCTGCACCTGCTTCCATCAAAGATGCTTTTCTGTATTTCATTTTACGTTGGAATTTACCACTTCGTTTCATTTCATCAGATTCCCATTTCACATCATCCCAAAGATGCTTGATGCTGTTTCTTGCATTGATTTGATTGGTACGTGCTTCTGCATCTCCTACTTCCATCTGAATTGCCGCATTCTCCAATGGAGTTCCTGAACCGACATCTGCTCCTGATCCAGCCGCTTGTACAATCAAAGACGATGCATTACGTTCTGCCTGTGCTTTGATCTGCATCTGTTGAACATTTGCAGAATCCATAATTGAAATAGATTGTTTGTATGCAACTTTTTTCTTTCTGAGAACTCCACGGAAAGTATCTTCCAGGATCATGTCACCATGATCTCTTTCCCATCCTGCCTGAAGCTGTAAACTTTCAATCTTTCCAACTGTTTGCTGATCCTGCATGAGCCCACGCCCATAACCCATCAAAGCACCCAATGCCATCATCCACATAACCAGCCTTTATAAATCGTTACTTTCATAATCAAATCCAATCAGAAGTATTGAAACTGGGAAAGGACCGTCCTGCCCAATAATGATGTTGTGATCATCATAAGTCATATTCCCAACTGTCAGAACTTCATCACCTGTCTTATATGCAACTGCAACCCCCAAATCATCTGATGGAAAACGTGAAATCATTTCATCTAGTTCTGTCAATGAAGGTCCATATTTCAATCCCATCGTATCAAGCATCTTCACCACAATACGATGAATCTTCTTCCTGTTTCCAACCAGAATTCCTGATGGTCCTTCTGCAAGATCCAATGTTGTGAGGAAACTATCAAATCCAAGTCCTGCATGAATCTTATCTGCGGATGCTATTGTTACTGCTCCACTTGCAACTGTTTTATCAGTCTGAACTGCGGAATCTGCAAGAATACGGACTGTTTCCCCTTCTAAGTGATTCAATCCTGAAAGATTCGTGACACCAGATCCTTCTGTATATATACCACTATCAACATAATGTGCTTCATCAGAAGTGTGTTCTCCTGAATCGAAATAACGATCCATATATTCGACATAACGCACTGTGGCACTGTTTACTGTTCTTTTGACCACCATCCATAACTGATGATGGGTTGATGTTGGAATAACAGTTATTGATTCTACTTTTGCATGATTTCCATAAGTTGCATCTGTATGGGAACCTCCAAGAGTGTGGTTACTCCAGGCCATCATGTTCAATGCTTTGTTGTATGTCATTGCCAGCATCTTACCATTTACCAATTTGCACCAAACTATATTGAAAGGAACATCCTGGTATGTGACCTGATCAATAACATCTACAAGTAAATCCTCTGCACGTATGGATAAATCCTGTGCCTGATTCCCTTCTACGTCTTGTGCAGTATAAATAATATCTCTTAATTTACGTCCATTCTTTTGAACATAAATAACATTGTTATCAATAATAAGAGGATAGACATTGGTTTCAGTGGGATAACTTGTTACACGATCAATGGTGAAATTGAATGGAGTCATCGTGGTTTCTGTCTCAGATCCATACATCTGAAACACACCACCTGATGTTCCTATGGTCAGTTTCTTTCCTGAGATCAGAAAATCAATCAGATCCACTGTGGCAGACGAAATGGTCAAGGTGATGGCATTGTCATCCTTAACTTGTTCTCCAACCACACGGGCCCCTGTCGCAGTTACATTACCTGATGCAACACCAATCTTCTCAGAAGGAGAGAAGTTGAAGAAATCACCTGTTTTAGAAAACCAGACAGTTTGAGGATTGTCATCGTTTCCTCCAAAACACATACGTTGTTGAAAGATCTCCATAGTACGAGGCCAACCTGCATCTGAGTTCCATGCATACTTACGCCATTCATGGTTTGGCCCTGCCGACACAAGGTCTTCTTTAACAGTTGCAGTAATTGTTAATGCATTTGTTACTGCATCAACTTGGAAGTATCCCCAACTGATTGCGGCTCCCTGAAGAGGATTGAACCGCACATAGGTATCGACATCATAACTCTGAAATCCCAGACCTTCATTGATATCCAATATTTCCCATTTATCTGCACCTCCTCCTGTACCTGGAGTTTCTGAAGAAGAATCAGAAGTATGACCAACAATTGCAGTGTAATATTTCCCACCCTGAGTGACTACTTCTCCTTTGACATAAGCTGTACTATCGGCATACGCAGATGATGTTCCATCATCAACCTTTATCGTTATTGCGGTCCCTTTGGGGTATATCTGCTTTTTTAAAATATGTTCTTTACCACGGTCTATTAAAAATACTGGTTTCCCTCCTAATGTTGTTGCCAACTGGAATGTAGTTGATGTTGCATTAACCACATAATAAACGGTTCCTGCCGCAAAATGAGTCCCTGAATCTGCCGCTGTTTCAGGATCATCCTCATGGTATTCAGGAAAATTCCCTGCTGTAGAACCTGTTTTCAATGAGATTTTAACTGCCATTCCATCCAATAAGTCATGATTTGCCAATTGGAAGAAATCATCTGTGGTGTCTACTTGAGGATTCCCTACGGTTACTTCAGTTGCAGAGCCTGAAATAGTTAAAGTTGCAGATTCTTTATGGTTGATTGAATTGTAAGGACCATCCTGAGTATTGACATAATCAAATGCCCAACTGGTATCTCCTGAACGGATCAGTTGACGAGGTTGATAAGAAGGATGGGCAATAAAAAGAATGTCTGCACTTTGAGTGAAACTCAGTGCATCCAAATCTGCGGTTGCAAAAGGAGAAACAATTTCATAAGGAGCCCCCAGAACTGCACTGTTTTTGAAGAAACGGATATAGAGATTCCCAAACTCAATCACATAAGCCTGATCCTGTCCGAAATTGAACGATACAAGTCTTACTTGTTGATTGGTTTTAGTGGTGGCGACATATCGGGTTCCTGGCCTACGGGTGACTGAACCTTGAGGCGTCACCACCATATTTTTAAGATCCTCAACAGAGGATTTATAAGACTCAGTATCTACAAAACCACGCAGTTTTTTAGATATCTGACCATCTGCAAAACTGGTCTGGTAATGGAGTAATCGAGCCATTAGTACGCATCAGACTGAACCACATCGGCACTGAACGGCCTCCAGGAACCTGAACTGGAATACCTTGATTCCAACCATAGGTCCGCTTCAATTTTTTGTGGTGTTCCTTCTGCGGCATCTGCACTTCTGGCTTCCGACAAGACTTCACGATACTTATTCATCAAAGAATTCTTCAATTCAGTCTTACCTGTGATGTCCTGTGCAATTTCAGTTGCCAATCTCAATGCTATTGCTTGTACCAACAATGAATCATATTTGGCAGTATCTGTTACTTTTTCAATATAGAGGATAAAAAGAGATGAACTGTCAGTGACAATATTCTCTCCTTCTATTTTAAAAGAATAGGAATTATCCCCATCTGTGTTTTCTGCTACCGTGATGAGTCTGAGCATCTCAGCAGGCTTTGGGAATGCATAGTCATAACCCCATGTTGGGGCTGTGGCTGAAGAGGTAAGCTGGGCCCTCTTCAACGCACAGTTCCATATATGACTCCGAAGAACTAAATCCCTAACATCATCAAAACGATTATCACATGCTCTCGCACGTTGATTCGCATCATTTCTGGCAGAGATAGGTTTCTCTCCCAAATTTGATAAGGCGATGTTACAAATATCGACTTCAGAAGCCATCAGGATTTCTTCTTAGACTTAGAAACCTTTTCAGGCTTTTTCCAAGAAGTCCATCCCTGTGCCAATAAATCATGCCATTCCCTTGTTTTAGGAATGACACTTTTTGATTCATTGCTTTCACTATAAAGAATTACTTCACTCATAGCATTTTTGTGATGAAGGGGGCTTTATGCCCCCTATTAACGATCAATCAACTGAGTAGAACACACACAAATTGATTGTTTTACTTGCCGCCAATGTAGCAGAAGCAGTAGTAATGATAATGTCGGTTGCCGCAGTATACTCATACCCGAAACCGTCAATACCTGTTCCACTAACTCCACCAAGCAAAGTCACATCATTATCCGAAGCATGTGCTTTCGGATGCATGTAATGCACTTTGTTAGCAGAACCGCAAATAGATTCAGTGATAAATCTATTAGTGTCACTAGAATCTCCAACTTGCAAAGTCGCAGATGCATGGATGTCATCTGTAACCAGAATGACTTGCCATACTCTTGCACCTTTAGGCATTCGACCCATAGCTATTGT